TGGACATTCCTTAACGCGATCAAGGTGCGTTCGTTCGTGTGGTGACCAACGCCTACCTCCACATCCATGTGCACACGCTCCCGCCAATCCATGGGCCTGACCGACGTCCAACCAGATCGCAGCTTAACCTCGGCGGGGATATCCTGGTGCTTCCGCGCCAGCTCGTGAATGTCCCGGAACAACTCCTTGAGGCCTGTTTCGGCGAGGAGCCGGGCGATAAGCTCCAGCCGCATATGGGCAATGTCATAGGCCTTCAGCATCACCCCGGTGTTTGTGTTGGCAAGTGCGGCAGCGTCCAACCCCATCATCTCCTCGCCCACTCCGCTACGCTGTCGGATCTCGCGTTGTATGACGTCATGGAGGGCCATGGACGTTGGGGGCAGAGGGTAGTACGGAATGGGTGTGATCGCTTCGCCCGGAGAGGCCTGACCCTCCACCCGCACCACCCGTCCCGGACGAGACACCATCGCATCACCCACGTTCACGAGATCATTTATCGCCAATCCTCCGCCATTGTTGGCATAGTATCCGTTATCAAGCTCGTTCCTCCATAGCTGGCTCTGGATCTCCTGCAACTCGGTCACCAGATCAGCGGGGGCTTGGCCATAGAATCGGTGCGGGGTGATGATGGGCGTAGCCGAGGAAATATAGCTGGAGTCCTGCCGCCGACGCTCCAGGATCTTCCCTGCGGATAGCCGGCTGTTCGCGGCCAGGGTGATACACCATAAGGACAGTTCCTTGTCGCCGTCCGCGTCCAGTGTTGCATAGCATTCATAGATCCGTGCTGTCTGCATCGACCAATGGATGCTCTGGTTCGCAAACACCCCACGGTCGCGCCAAGCTGCGACATTGGCTTGCCGGTCTTCCAGTGCGTCCGGTATGGTGCGGAGCAGGTCGACATCGTACCCCTCCGCGGCCAACTCACCCAAGGAGCGCTCACGAACATGGAACAGGAAGTTGGCGTCTTTAGGGTTGGGGCTGTTCGCCCCGTCCGAGATACCGAACTCGCTTGGGGGAATGCACACCACGCGCACGCATCCGGCCTTTTTCAACGTCCTGAGACCCAGGTCATACGTCGGCAGCCCGTTCTCGTCCTGAACAAGCATATTCAACTCCTGTTTCCATACCTCCTTTAGGTATCCAGGCTCGGTAAGTAGCTCTGTGACCTGCTCGCCGGTCAGCCCGTCGTATGTCTCCTCGTCCCACTCGGGCTCCTCCCACCAGCATTTGAAGATCCCAAGTCCCTCCAATATGGCGTCCTTCAAAAATTGGTACAGGAGTAGGAACCCTGCATTCTCTTGAAAGAAGATATGCCGGACAACCTCACTCTCGTGCCGTGCCTGCTCCTCATCCGCAGCACTGGACGCGCGGAATGAGACCAGGTTGTCCGCCTCAACAAAGACGCGGACGAGCGAGGGCAAGATACCCTCTACGACCTGCAACACGGTGCGGGATACGGCGCTCGATCGCCCGTCTTCAGCGGGCAGGTGCTTGTCCATGTCACCGAAATAGTAATCTACCGCGCGGTCTCGCCGCTCCTGGGTGTCGGATCCCGGCCCGCCTGCTGCCGCAGCTATCTCGGCAAGGCATATCCGCAGGAAGTCATCATCCTCAAGCTTTTTCCCAACCGTCATGGCCCCATGCGTGCCCGTCTCGTTCATGCTTTGGCCCCCCGAGTGAACCTGTTCAATACCCGGATGTCTGCCTCTACCCGTTCCAGCCGTGCATTGACCTCGGGTGCGCCTGCCAATGCGTCCAGCCGTGCCGCGAGGGCCTCCACCCGTGCGCTTAAATCCGACAACTGCGTCAGCATATTCTTATGCTCAAAAATCTGCTGTGAATTCATCTAAACCACCTTCTTTGTTGGGTACTTCAATGGGGCTTTCCTCTTTCCTCCATACGGCACCGCATGGCGCCTGGACATCCAGGCATACCGCGTTGCGCTGAGGAGGTCGTCATACTCCGCGATTATCACCCCGTTGTCGCGCCGGTACAACCGGAACTCGTCCCACCATTCCGTAAGGTGCGCAGCCACCCGGAAGCGTCCCGTCTCCATAGCCTCCAGCATTTGCTGGACACCCGCCTCCCTCGACGTGGAGCCGTCCGCGAAACAGGAGCGTTCCGGCAACATGTTTAACCCGTGCTCCTGATAGGTCACTTTCAACGGGACGCCGGCTGTCTTGTCGTGCTGGAGCCCATCATGGGGCCACGCCCAGGGCAGCCATTGGCCCCAAGGCCTGAGTGCTGCGGCGTGCATCATGGGCGTCTTCTGGCTCACCCGGTAGACAGCCACGACGTAGAAGGTATCTGTGTCCCGATCGATGCAGGCCTTGACGGCCGCGGTCGGGTGCGTCCAGCCGAAATCGATGCCCCCGATCCAAGCCCAGTGGTCAGGGTATTGCATCGACTCATAGGATATCGCCGAATCGGCCAGGGGGAAGACGCGACCCTCTCCCACGGTGGGGATGCCCCTGATCCGGGCTTCTCGCTCATGCTCCGGGATCCGGGCTATGATCTCGTCCCGCCGTTCCGGTGGGATATGCAGGGCGTCCTCAATCTGCAACTGGGTGTCGCTTCGCTTCGGGTTGTGCTCCAACAGGAAGCGTCGGACTACTTCGGAGTAGCCAAGCAGTGGGGTGAACGTAAGATATATAATGCCGTCTGTGGCGATGATGCGCGCCATGGCTTCCGAGTAGATGGCCATTGGCGGCTCCTCGTCCAGCCAAATGCTGTCGATCGGTGGCCCCTGCCACTTGAGGGGGCCTTGCGCGTAGCACTTGAAAAACAACGTGGACCAGCCGCCCGAAATATGCTTGACTCGCTGGTAGTCAAGCAAGCCCGAGGTGCCGGGGGCGAAGCTGTGGTCCCCAAGACAGCGAGACGGGACCATGCCTGTCCCATACTCCCCCACGGGACCGAGCAAGACCCGCTGTGGGTTGTTCCTGGTGGTCTCTCCCGTCTCGCCCCCGGCCCACGCCATTATGGGGTGATCGAACCGCTTCCCGATCCACCACTCCGGGTAGAGACCCGTCAAGTGCATTGCTGTTTCTGCCGCCGCTCCCCTGGTCTTTCCCTGTTGGTTCCCGCCGCGAAGCATCCGTTCGGTCGCCCAGGAACCCGCATCGTGAAACCTCTTCTGTGGGGCATACGGCACATACTGCGCAAGCTTAGTGGATCGCCTTTCGGACAATTCTCGCCGAAGGGCCTTCAACCGTTCGCTGTTCAAGTAGCCCCCTACGTGCAGCCCTCCGCTTGATAGCCTCGTTCACCTCCTCGGCAACGAGCCGCTCTATCTCGCGGTCCAGGTCTGTGTCAGTCATTTCCGCTATGTCCCCGTTGGCTTTCTGTTCGACCATCAGCTCCTTGGGGATGAACTTACTCACGACCATGAGGAGCTTCAGCGCATCCTCGTCCTTTTGGAGCAGGTCCAGCATGATCTGGGATAGAGGCCGCCCATCTTCCTCCGACATCTTTATGGCGCGCAGGAACGCCCCCCGCACCTCCGCTGCTACATTGGCCGCTTGGGCCTTCCGCTTTCGCATGACTGGACCCTCTTGCTCTGGACTGTGCAAGAGGATCCTACGCACAGCCCTGTTTTGTCAAGCACGTATATTATGCCCCGTCCCTGGCCCCGATTGCAAAAGGCTTTGCCGCGGCAACATGGCGGGAGCGGTAAGCAAGCGGTCTGTGAGCGCGTCCATCTTGCGGGCAAGGTCCCTGATTTCTCCATGCAGGGTGTTTGCCCGGTCGCGGTTGTCCGCGGCCAATGATTTGACGGCCTCCTGGTACTGCGCTATCTGCTGCTGTTGCAGGGCTACCTGCTTGTCGATCTGACTCCCCCACACGAAGAGGCCCACAACGAAGGACCCAAGCATAAGGATTTCTGTTACGTTGATCTTCTTATCGATCACCCACCCGGAAAGCGGCATATTCATGTGTCGGACCCCATCATAGGGGGAACACAGCGCTCCCCCTCTCCCGCAGTGTAGCGCACACCTACAGGGGGGTAATAGTCCGCGGCGTGCTCGTCATCGGGTGAGGACCCCAGAGGGTGATCAAGGCCGCATTCCGCCTGCCACATGGCCAGGATGGTCGCATCATCGCTCATTCGAAGTCCTCCATATTGTAACGGTGTTTATGCTTCTCGTTCAGTACGTCGTTTAACCGGAACCGGCGCCGGGGCGCTCCTACTGGAGGGCTTTCAGCGGTCAGCCCACGTGGTCGCCCTGGGGGTGGCCACTGCCCGTTAGCCCGCCAAGGCAGGTCTTCCGGGCCGGTGTGCTTCCACACGATACCCCGCCGCTTGAAGCACCGATGAATGAAGGACAAGACAAGCTGCACATCATCGGCGTGGACCTCGTGCGCAAAATACACAAGCCCGAGTTTCCGCTTCTTGCGCCAGCGGGTGCCCCTGATGCGGTTCGCAGCCCGCAGGACTACCGGGTCTTGCATGGCTTATCGGCCCTCCAGCTTTCGCAAACGGCGCAACAAGGCTGCCAGCAACGCCGCCTGCTCGGGGGTGATCCAGCCGGATCGGAATTCGACCAAGCCCTCTTTTGCCCGCACCTTCCGGAGCTTCCGCATCCGGGCAGCACCGTCCGGTGTTCTCGTTGCGCTTCGAAACATACTTTACCTCGCGTTCACAAAATGGCTGGATCGCACCAGGACAACGACGTTGGCGCCCTTCATTTCGGCGGCGTAGGCCAGTTCATCCAAGAGCACTTCGCGCAGCTCGGGCACCTCCAGCACCAAGGTTGCGCCACGCGGGACGTGCTCCAGGAGCGTGCCTGTCTTGGGGTAGGGCAAGACCAGGGGAGCGACAGACAACGACAGTGCCAGGGCACGCGCCACGTGCTCCGCACCCTCTGCCGAGCCTATCAGGAGGAGCACCAGGCCCTTGGCGGTGTGGAGGAAGCGGAGCTGAGCCGGTGTCATGGATCCCATGGGGACGGGTGCGGCCAGATCGCCCTTGTCGTCTGTCATTTCATGTCCTCCTGTATCGTGTGACAGAGTATGCATCACGCGAGACGGATGCGCAAGGGCGGTGGGAATCACGCGAGACGTAAAGACGAAGTAAAGGAGCTTGTTATTGCGTCTCGCGTGACATAAACTGAGGCTGTGTTGAGAGCATCAGCCCCAACGGAGACGAAAATGATCATCAAGACCGAACCCACGAATTGCAGCTCCATCCTACAGGTGGGTGTAAACGGCAACGTGCTGTACATCGAGCGGTTCTGGGACGGAAAGGTAGCGATAGGCCAGGAACCCTACGGATTGCGCAAGGTGTGGCCCTCGATCGAGGAAGCCCTGATCACGGCGACGGATGCCGACACCTTGCTGGCACTGGCCGAAATACGACCAGTCTTCAATTAACCCTGCATGCGAGACAGAAGCCCTCTGTCTCGCGTGACCCCCACCGATCCCGGAGACCACGCCATGTTTATCGCCATCATCGAGAAGACCAGCCGCCGTGTGCTGGAGGTGCTCACGCATGCAGGTGCATCGCTTGAAGCCATGCAGGCCTACAACGGCACCGCAACACGGTGCGGCTGCCCCGAGGAGGTGTTCATGGCGTACAGCGAGGGGAAGGAGGTCATGGCCCCTCGCCGCTTCGTGGTGGAGGTGAACGAGCACGGCCAGGAGCGGGACGTGCTCATCACCGAGTACACCGTCGTCTAGCCCTGCGCACGCACGCGAGACGGATGTGCGCGGTGAATTTGTCACGCGAGACGAATTCATGAATTAAAGGTGATTGTCACCGCGTCTCGCGTGACTTATACTGTACCCACGTTGAGAGCACAACCAACCCAAACCACCGCCTAGAGGATTACGACCATGTTGACAACCGCCATCACCCTGACCATCACCCGCCGCATTGGAGCCGTACACCAGGGCATGTACAACCAAGACGGGCAAGCCTACCGCTTCGTAGCCACCCGCACCGCTCAAGGCTGGAAGCCCAACACCCTGCGGGAAGTGCAAGGCACCACCGAGACCCGCCCCACTCTCGAAGTCAGCGAAAAGGTCTGGCCCTGCATCACCGCCATGCTTCAAACACAGTTCTCCTGAGCATCACGCGGGGGGCCTAGCCCCCCGCAAGCCTCACGCCGCACCACCCCCCGGATAACATAGCCACCGCATTGGGTCATACGGTGGCCCTGCCCTGAGCAGTCGTTTTATCGCGTCCTCACGAAACTCTCCAGGCTTCCGCCAGGAGTCCAATGCGCGCACCTCGTCAGCGTTGAGCCGCACCAGGACAACGACGGGGCGCGCATGCAGCGGGCTTTCGCCCGCCCCGGTGGTCGCGGTCACCGGCAAAACTCAGCCAGTGGTGGCGTTCCCTTCCGCTCTTTCGTGGGCACAGCGAAGCGCGTAGACCGGTCCTTGGCGCGCCCCCACCCGCTCAGCCCCCGATCGATCAGGTCCAGTGACCAGGGCCGATACTCCACATGGTCGAGACCTCCAGCGAAGCCCGAGAAGCCGTATGCGAGTGCGGCAGAGAAAGGCCCCTCAAAACCCGCGTCGGCGGGGTGCTCGATGCAGTCGTGAATCTCGCGCAACTGCTGCGCCGTCACATTGATGACTTTCATGATCGTACCTCATCATTCCTATATGTGGAGTGTTCGGACTCGGGTGATCACCACCCTCATGCATAGTTTAGGTGCACCACAGCGGGGTGTCAAGCGTGGTCGTAATTATGATCGCTTGCGCCCCCGTCTCGCGTGACATA